TGTTCAACCGCTACTACCTGTTCGAAACCATGGCGCGCGAAATGCGCCGCGCCCAGCGCCTGCAGACGCCGATCACGATCGCGATCCTGGACATCGACCATTTCAAGGACTTCAACGACAATTTCGGCCACGAGGCCGGCGACGAGATCCTGCGGACGATGGGCGCGTTGCTGCAGCGCTCGACGCGCGGCAGCGACATCGTCTGCCGCTACGGCGGAGAGGAGTTCCTGCTGGTGTTTTTCGACAGCAACACGCTGGCGGCCTCGCCGCGCCTTGCCCAGATCTGCGACGGCATCAAGGACGCCAAGTACGCGTGCCGCGGCCTGCCGTTGCCGGGCGTCACGCTGTCGGTCGGGGTTGCGCAATATCCGGATCACGGGCGCACCGTCGACGGATTGATTCGCGCCGCCGACCGTGCGCTCTACGCCGCCAAGAAAGCGGGCCGGGACCGGATCGAAGTGGTTTCCTCGTGACGCGCGCGTGCCTGCGAGCGCAAGCGCGCCCTGCAAAGCTCACGCGATCCACCGCGCCGCGTCCCGCGCCAGCAGCCCGTAGCTCACCGCATCTCCGCCCGGCAACGCGTCGGGATGGACGCCTTCCTGACGGAAGCCGAGCCGCGCGAGGAAGGCGCGCGCCGCCCGGTTCTGCGCCGGCGTCACCGCCGTGAGGCGCGCGCAGCCAAGCTGCACGAACGGATAGCGCAGCATCGCCCGGATCGCTTCCTTGCTGGCCCAGCGCGGCGACGATGTGACGAACGTGATCTCGATATTGGGCGGCCGGTAGTTGTTGTAGATCGCCGCGGCGACGACATCGCCGCCGCGGGCAACGCCGATCGCGACGCAAGGGCTGAAATCGGCAATGCCGAGGCGCGCGCCGGCCCAGCGCGCCAGCATCTGATCGCGATCAAACAGCAGCATGGCGGGCGATTGCAGGGACAACCGGTCGGATCGAGGCGGTGCCGCGCCGCACGGCGCGCGGCGCGCCGGCAATATCAAATGTGCCGGAGCGGTGGTAGATTCGGCGCCGCATGGGGACCGTGATTCGCCGCCCCGGCGGTGCTTCCTTGGACGGCTTCGGCGCGACGCGCATCAGGGGAAGTTTTTGCGACCATGGGGCTTAAGCAAGAGGTATTTTACGTCATCATCTGGACGCTGGTCGCCCTCGGTGTGGTCGTCATGTTCGACCGCACCGGGCGCCTTGCCATTCTTCTCAGTGTCTTCGTGGCCTTGGCCGCTGCCGCGGCCGGCCTGACCTGGGGAATCATCGTGGCGTTCGGGTAGGTGCTGCCAGGTTCACGCGCACTTAGCTAACAAATCGTGCAGCGGTTTATTGTATTGCATCGTAGGAATGTAGAGCTCGATTTTCGTCCGCCCGGGGCTTTCCGAACGCACCCGTGCAAAATACAGGTCGTTTCCAAACCATACGTCAGGGATGACTTCATAGACGCGTCCCGGTTCGACAGTTTCGATCCGATGCTTGATGTCTTTTGTCAGTGGCCCTGTCAGCACGGCATTTTCATCGAGCGCGCGTTGTACGCAAGCAACGGTATCATCGATCGGTCGGTTTCCGGTCCACGAATCCGTCGGCATAGTATTGCGAAACTGCGAACCGGCGCATCCTCCCAGGATCAGACAAGCCAGAACGGCGGCTCCGTAGTTCACGCTAGTGCCCCGTTTCCGAAGTTCGTGATACATCGCGGCACTCTCCAACACGAACTTCGGAAACAAAGGGGCACTAGCAAGTATATGAATCTGGTGCCGCTTATCGATTTGACGTTCCTGAACGAGCGTGCGGCAACCGGTGCAAGAACGTCAAATCGGCGGCACCTGGCAACACCGGCGTTTGGATGAGTGGCGATTCGGCACTGTATCAGGAGGGCGAGGACCGCTCAAAGTCCCGCCCCCTGCTCGAACCGGAAATCCGTCCGCAACCAGCATAGCGGCGCGTTGGCCGCCGCGGTCATGCGCACGCCGACCGCTTGGCCGCTGCCCCCGCCGACCCGCCAATGCGGATCGACGACGCTGTCGGGCGACCACGGCGACGTGTCCCAGGCCGATGTATCCCACGGCGAGCCGGTGCCGGCGGTCGTCGAGCCGACCGCGATGTTGATGTCGCCGTAGTCGAACCCGAGCCCGAAGCTGTAGTTCTGCGCGCTCAGCGCCTGCACCATCGGGCGCACGGCGGTGACGCGCTTGCGCACCGGGCTGGCGAACGTGCTCCAGGCTTGTTGGGCGTTGGCCGACACCGCGCCGAAATTGTCCAGGCTGCCGGTGTCGGCCTGATAGACGGCGCCGCCGGCGGCGCCGAAATACAGGTTGTCCCGAAACAGGCCCCAGCAATAGGCATTCATGTTGACGAAACGGCACTACGGCTGGCTCTGCAGCGCGGTGTTCTGCACATGCTGGCTGAAGCTGCCGTCGGGGTTTGGAATATTGAAGATCAGCCGCCGCCCGCGCGGATAATAGAGCGCCTGCCAGCCGAAGCCGTTGAGGTTGGCGCGCACCGCGTTCTGGACCGCGGTCGAGACCTTGCTGCGCGGCGGCAGCTGCCCGAGCCTGAGCGCCACCAGTTGCTGCTGCAGCGGAATGTGATCGTCGTAGGTGGTCAGAAACGCCTCGGCGCCATACTGGCAGACCGCGCGCGGGCCGACCGGCGGCGAGATCCGGTAGATGCCGACCAGCGACCAGGCGTTGGCGTTGCCCGGATCGTTGCCGAGATAGATCAGGCAATCGCCCGACGACAGGATGAAGGCGATGAAGTCGCTCACGCCGTTGCCACCGTCGTGGCTGAACGTGGTCGCGGCCACCAGGTTGCCGCCGTGCGGCGCGAACGCGGCAAGGTCGAAGAACGAGAGCGCGCCGCTGATCGAATTGAGCGGCGCGAACCAGAACCCGGTCGCGTTGCTCTGCCAGAAGAACAGCCGCTGCTGATAATGCGCGACGCCGATCAGGCTCGCCGGCGCAACCCCGGTGAACGCCGCGTTGGCGAAGCTGGTGCCGTCGTAGACCTGCGCCGGATCGCTGCCGTTGACAAAGAACAGCCGCGACAGGAACGGCGTCCACTGCCAGGCGTCGCTCACAAATCCGCTCGCCAGCGGCGCGCTGGCCGGGCCCGGCGCCGAGATGTTGTAGAAGGCGCCCGACGCCGCCGCGATGAACCTGCGGGTGGCGCCGGCCGAATGTTCCGCGAGGGTGCGGACCGGAGCGGTCCCGACCCCACTGGCGTAGGGCGTAAAGCCGCTGCGCACCACGACGCCCTGCGCGTCCGGGTACCAATTGTCGAGCAGCTCCGCGTCGGTCGCCGGCATCTCGTCGAGCGCGTCGCGCGCATTCCAGCCGGTGATCGGGGCCGGAACCGAGATCGGTTGCGCATTGGACTGCGAGGCGAGCGCCAGGCGCCGCGCGCGCGGAAGAATGGGCATGCGATTCCTCGGCACAACAACTTCGGTGAAAAGCCCCTCCCGAACGCGCCGATTCGCCGATACGATGACGACCCGTGTGCAAGGGGCGGGTATGAAACGGCGGACGTTCATCAGCCTCATCGGTACTGCGATCGCCTGGCCGCTCGCGGCGCGGGCGCAGCAACCGATGCCGATGCTCGGACTGCTCACGACAACCAAACTGGCGGACTGGACGCTCGACGCGATCCGAAAGGGCCTCGAGGACACCGGCTACGTGGAAGGCCGCAACCTGAGCATCGTCGAGCGCTCGGCGCAGGGTCAGTTCGACCGGCTGCCGGAGCTCGCGACCGACCTGGTGAACAGCCGGGTCTCGGTCATTCTCGCGACCGGATCGTCGGTTCCGGCGCGCGTGGCGAAGGCGGCCACCTCGACGATTCCAATCGTCTTTGCCTACGGCGGCGATCCGGTCGCCGACGGCCTGGTGGCGAGCCTCAACCGGCCCGGAGGAAACGTCACCGGCGCGACCTTCATCGGAACCGCGCTGACGGCAAAGCGCCTGGAGTTTTTGCGCGACATCGCGCCGCGCGTCGCCGACGTCGCGCTGCTGGTGAATCCGAAAAGCACGATCGCGGAAAGCCAGATCAAGGATGCGCTGGAAGCCACGCGCGTCCTGGGCCAGCGCCTGCACGTCGTCAATGCCAGCAGCGAAAGTGAGATCGACGATGCCTTCGCGACCATGGAACGGTTGAACGCCGATGCGCTGCTGGTCAGCACCGACCCGCTGTTCGGTTTTCTTCAAGCCAAGCAGATCGTCGACCTGGCGGCGCGCTACAAAATACCCGCGGTCTACCCGTCGCGCGGAGACGTCGACGCCGGCGGCCTGGTGAGTTATGGCGCAAACCTTCCCGACACGTGGCGGCAGGCCGGCGTTTATGTCGGCCGCATCCTGAAGGGCGCGAAACCGTCGGACCTGCCGGTCATCCAGCCGGCCAAGTTCGAGCTGATCATCAACCTGAAGACCGCGAAGGCGCTCAGCCTGGAAGTCCCGTCGAAGCTGTTCTTTCTCGCCGACGAGATCATCGAATAGACGATATTATCCAGTCAACTGCAGAAGGCACGCGAACATGAGATCTCTCTTTCGCAGGATCAAACGTAACGGTGTAGCGAAGTCAACCTTACGCATTCTCGGAACGGCGCTCGTTCTAGCGTTCGGCTCACAGCCAATCCAATCCGCGCGCGCCGCGGAGTCGGCCGTTGTGACCCCCCTCATGCTGAAGGAGCTAGCCGATATCCCCGGGAAGGAGATGTTGATGATCACCGTCGATTATCCGCCTGGAGCGGTGGACCCCGTCCATCGTCACGATGCACACGCATTCGTCTACGTCCTGCAAGGTTCGATTGTCATGCAGGTGCGGGGCGGCCAGGAGGTCACCCTCGTGCCAGGGCAGACTTTCTATGAAGGACCCAACGATGTGCACACGGTCGGTCGCAATGCGAGTACGACGGAGCCAGCGAAGTTCATCGTGATCCTTCTGAAGAAGAGGGGTCGCGACGTGGTGTTGCCCGCCGAGTAGTTCGCTTGTCCTCCGCCCGTCGCAACCAAGATGACGGGTATCGGATCGCCGAGGCGGTTGTATCCGCAATGGGATAGCCCGGCCGTGCTCAGCGGCTTATCTGCTGGAACAAGAGGCGACAGCTATGGCGAGAACCTACCGTGATACTGCAATAGAGGAAATGCTGGGAACCGTCGAAGAAGCGATGAGTGAGGTTATTGACTGGCGGGGAGACCTGCCGCCGCCGATGAGAGAAGCGATCGATCAGTTTCGCACCAAACTTGCGGCGGCAATTGATTCCGTAGAATTTGTTAAAAGGGCACTCGACAGACAAGTACAGGAAACCGACCGCGGGAAAGGCCCTGCCTGATGTTTGGCGGCCTTGTCGCGCCTTTGTTTGTTCAATCCTCGAAGATCAGACAAGTTGTCGAGCCGCGGGCGAGAACGCGGCCATCCGTGTCGGTCAGGGTGCCCTCAGCGGTGCCGACGCGGCGCCCGCAGCGGACGACCGTGCCTTCCGCCGTCACGAGGCCGGTCTGCGCGGTAATCGGCCGGACGAGAGAAATCTTGAACTCGAGCGTCGTCTGCGCAACGCCCTTGTCCAGCATGGACCGGACAGCGAGCCCCATGCAGCTGTCGAGCAGCGTCGCAGCAAGCCCTCCGTGAACCGTGCCGGAAGGATTGAGGTGACCTTCATGCGGTTCCGCCGCGACGACAACACGGCCCTTGGAAACCTCGACAACGTCATAGCCGAGGGTTTGCGCCATCGTGTTCAAGGGCAACGTGCCGTCGACAAGGCCCTGCACAAATTCGAGGCCGCTCATGGCCCGTTGCCGCTCGCCGTCGACCACGCCAAAGCGTTTCTTGATGGGGGTGTCGGTCACAAACTGCACTCCGGGCTGGTTGCAAGCGCCGCGTCCGCGACGACGAGCGAAACGACCAACCCTTATGTGGGAGTACCCCCGAAGCCACCCGATTTCCCGGCGCGGCAAATCCCAAGCGGCCGATCAGCGCACGCCGACCGGCCGCCGGATCCGCCGCGCCCCGTGGTGCAGACTATTTCTTCGTCGCGCCGACGTGGCTCTTGAGCTGGCGATGAAGATCGTCGGCGCCGAGGTTCTCCATCTCCTTCGGCAGGTCGATCGTGCGAACCGCCTGACTTGGTCCAGCGATCGGGCCGCCGTTGCCGACCTCGGGCTTGGCGCCAGCGGCCGGGCGATAGGTGCCGATGATCTTTCCGGCCTTGCCGGTGATGACCGTGAGTTTCATGGGTGCCTCCCCTAGCCGTGGTTGATCGGCAAATCGCTGAACAAGATGATCTCAAGATCGAACGGCACCGTGATGCTGCTCTCGTTTCTGATCTTGAACTCGTAGAACACCTCGGGCGCATGGTCCTCGCCGGGACCGCCGCGGCACTTGGCAAAGTCGTAGGTCACCAGAACATTCCTGGCGGTGTTGTTTCCCTTCTCTCCCTTTCCCTTCGGCGACGCCCGAAAAATCACCGGGCCCTTGTTGGGGCCTTCGCCGAACCAATTCCACCACCAGTACTGCGTTTCGTTCGCTGCGATTGTGAAGCCACGATCGATCGACCAACGGATCGGCATGACCGCCCTCCTGTTTGTTCGCATCCCAAATCCGACAGATGCGAACAAACAAATACTCCCGGCCGCGTGCCCGGCGTATGACATAGTTCACACGTCGCCGCGGGTTACCGCCAAGCGATCAAATACTTCCTCCAACAGGCCGCATCACATATCCGCGTACCGTTCGCACTGCGGCACAAGTGCCCTTCATCCGCCGCCGGCGCTCCCGAAATTGCCCTCCGGCACGTTCCACGGCCCGACCAGCGCGAGGCGATCGGCCGGCGCGAGATCGAGGATGGCGGCGCCGCCGTCATGCGCGAGCGCCTTCGCCACCGCGCGCTCGTACTCGTCGAGCTCGTCGGCGTACGACATCCCGAGCCGGCGCAGCACGCGCCAGCGCAGGCCGAGCTTGATCAGATACTCATCGAGGACAGCAACGTCGCTGTCGGCAAGCCACGCGCTCTGCGCGACGCCGCCCGAGGATCTGCACCAGGCATTCGACACATATTCGAAGACGAGCGCCGCGCCGTTGTCGGTCGGAACCGGATCGATCGACAGCACGGCCTGGCCGCCGACATTTCGGAAGCGAAACCGGCGCGCGATCGCGGCGCGGCCGAGCACGCTCGATTTGTAGATCTGCCATTGCTGCGGGCTCTGCGGGCCGCGCATCGCGGCGAACCGCGCGCGATCCCAGAGCGTATTGTCGAGCGGGCGCTGGAAATCCGCCGGCAGCGGGTAGTCGGATTGTCCGAAGCTGAATTGTCCCGCGCCGGTTTGCACCGCCGGCTGATTGAGCGTGGCCGTGCCGGCGCCGGCGTTGACGGCGGCGACGATCGAATTCCCTTTGAGCCCGGTCCCGACCGCGTACCAGGAATTGGCCGCGACCGCCGCGAGGCCGGAAAGACCGGAAATCACCGCGACGCCGCCGGCGCCGCTGTTCGTCAGCGTTCCGGCCTGCGGCGCGAGCGCGGCGGTTGCGAAGCCGTACTCACGGATCAGCGCAACCCAGCCGCCGGGCGGACGGCGGGCGAGCGCTTCGCCGGCGCGCTGCGCCTGCGCCAGCATCAGCTGCGCGGTGCCGTCCGGATTACCGACGATCGAGGTCGGCGCCGCCACCGGAATTTCGGCGGCCACTTCCTGGCAGATGGAGAGCAGGGACACGCGCGAGCCTCTCTTTACTCTTTCTCCGCAGCGAGTGTGCCCCTGCCCTGATCCGCAGGCTGCAGAGACATGCCCAAACAGGCCTCGATGTCACTGGCGCGCTCCATCACGAGAACCGGCCTTTCGTTCTTTCCAGTCGTCTCGGCAGCGGCAGTCTCGCGCGCGCGCGGCTTATGTGCCTTCGCCAGTTCATCGAGCGCCGAGACGACGACGGGCGCGGCGGGTTTGGCCCCCATCTCCGCTTCGCCGGGACCGATCGCCGGCGCGGCCGGCGGCGCGCTTTGCTTCGCCCGCAGCTCCGCGTGCACCGCCTCGAGTGCGTGGCCGAGCTCGGCGAGCTGGCGGCGCAAGCCCCCGAGCTCGGCGTCCTTGCGCGCGTTGGCGTCGGCGAGCCGCTCGACCGCGGCCGCATGCACGGCATCGTCGAGGAACGCCTTGGCGAGCTCGCGGAGGTGGCGGCTGCCCATGCCGGCGCGCTGGACTGCGTGATCGTCCATAGCGGCGACGTGCTCGACGGCCTGGAACCCGAGCGCCTTGAGCTCGAGCACCTGGCTGCGCTTGAGCCGCGGCCATTGCTCGAGCGGCGTGCCGTCGGTGGCGATGGCGTGGCCGGCCTTGAACGCCTGGTATTCTTTCGGCCAGCGCTCGCGGTGCTCGTCGGTCACGCGCTGCACCGGCCGGGTGTAGGGATTGCCGGGCATGATGATCTCGACCCGCTCCTCGTCGCGGAAGATCGGCCGCCCGGCTTCGACCGAGGCGAGCTGGTCTTCGACCGCCTCGAGAAAGAAGTGCGGATAGTTTCGCTCGGCGCCGTGGCCGAACGAGTTGGTGCGGGTGAACTGACCGTTGCTCACAGACATCGGAAACTCCTGGTGATGCGATCGGGGGCGTCCCTCGCGGCTTTGCGCGAGGGACCGCGCTGAGCACGCGTTAAGCGACCTGCCCTTGCGCGAAGGGCCGGTTGATGTGGATGAGACCGAGGCCGGCCGCGGGCGTGCCGTCGGCCGCGACCGTGATCGCGTTCACCATCTGCTTGCCGTTCGCCTGCGCGGTGGTGAGCTGGCCCGCGCCGGCGAGATAGGCGCTCGCCGCCGCCGCGAAGGTGGCGTTCTCGGCGACCGCCGCGGTGCCGGCGATCTGGTACCAGCCGTATTGGCCGGCGACGTTGGCCGACATCGCGACCGCGAGCGGCCGCCCGAGGTTCGCGGTCGAGGGCGCGAGCGCGGTCTGATAGGTCGGCTTGCCGGCGGCGCCTGAACCCGAAACGCCGCCGAAGGTCACCACCGAACCGACGAGCGTGCCGGCGACGCCGACGAGATAGATGAACTCGCCTTCGCCGTAGAACGGATCGAGGGCGCGCACGATCGAGCCGAGCGGATGGTTCGCCACCGGGGATGAGACCGCGATCGGCTGCACGCCTTCGCGGTTTTCGACGGGAACATACATGGTTGGTTCTCCTTCGCGCCTTACGCGGTGATGACGGACTGCAGGAACCGGTTCGACATCGTCATGTTGCCGGCCCAGGCGATCAGCTTGACCATGGCGTCCTGATTGACGCTGAACCGGTCCGGGTCGAGCGGCGTCATGTCGCGATCCTTGTGCGGGCGGAGGAAGATGTAGTCGGTGTTGAGCAGGTACATGTGCGAGGCCGGCGCCCCCGGCCCCGAGAGCCACGAGCCGCCCGAGCCCAGCACCGAGACATTGCCGGCGCTGTTGCCCTGGAAGCCGCCGTCATAAACCACGTCGGCATCCATGAACTTGAGCGAGGCGAAGCCCGCCATGCCGCTACGATCCTCGGTTATGCGCTGGATCGCCTGCAGGCTCTCCCAGTAGTACCGGAAGTAGGTGTTGTCGGCGAGAATGAGGTCCGGCTTGCTGGCCTGGCGCGACTGCGCGAGCCAGGCACGGTTCATGATGGTCTGGATCGTGGCGGTGCCGGGCGTCAGCCCGGCGGCCGCGAAACTCTGCACCGTGTTCTGCCAGAACCCCCAGACCGCGGAGTCGATGCCGCCGACCGTTCCCGCGTTGGCGACGTCGGCGACCAGCAGCTGCAGCCCGCCGATCTGCTTGCCGCCGTCGGCGGTGCCGGTCGAGTAGCAGTCGCTGGAGAGGTTGTTCTGCATGGTGCGCTCGGCATTGCCGATCCGCAACTCCAGGAGGTCGATCATCTTCTCCTTGCCGCTGTTCTGCAGCATCTCGAGGCCGGAGATCGAGACCGCGACCGCGGCCTGCGCGATCGGATACTGCGCGACGGTGAACACTTCCGACGGCGCAATGTTGAGCACGTCGTAGCCGGAGTAGCGCTTGTAGGTGCCGTTCTCCGAATATTCGATTTCCTGCACGATCGCCTGGCCGCCGTCGAACGGCTTGATCTTGGCCTTCTGCGAAAGCCGGCGCAGCAGCGCGTTGTTCTGGTCACGTTGTCCGCAAGCTTGCGCGAGCGGTTGTAGAGCGTCGTAGTCGTGATCTCCGACCAGTTGGTATTGGGGATAGCCATGTTCTAAACCTCGATTGATTGAACTGTGGTGCTTCACGCGCTCTCATCGAGCTGCGCCACGATCTCCTCGCGAAGTGATCGAGCGGATGATCGACCAGGCGGCGGCTGGCCCGCACTGGGAGCCCCGGTGACGCTCGACCCTGCCCGCTTGGCTGCCGCCGCCTTCGCCCTGGCCTCGTCCTGTCGCCTGCGCTCGGCGGATTGCTGATCGGCAATGCGTTGCGCTTCGTACGTCGAGGGGTTTGCGCGGACGGCCTTGTCGTAGAGTTCGCGCAACGGTGGGATCGCCTGTCCCCGGCTCTTCGCGGCAAGCGCGAGGTGAGCCATGTCCTCCTCGAGATCCGAGAAGTGGGGATGCAGGAGATTGCCCTGGTCGTCGCGGGCATTCTTGAACGCTTCGAGTTCGGTGAGAAACTTCTGACGGGCGGCGGCCTGCGCGAGGCGCGCAGCCTCGGCCTTGGCACGGTCTTCGGCCTCCGCGCGCTGGCGCAGCCGCGCGATTTCTTGGAGGACCTC